CATATCCATGTCTCATTCAGCGCGAAGGGTGACCGAGACGGATCATTCTTTGATATTCCCTTGATTGGATAACCGTGACCGACTACATGAAGCATCCCATCGTTCTCGCGGCAGGTGCGTTCCTCGCAGCCTGGGCAGCGACTAATTTCGAGCTTGATTACCGAGCCGTCCTCTGGGCGGTCGTTTCCGGTGTCTTTGGATACGCGAAGCCATATAAAAAGTGAGCTCCCAGGAATGGGTCGCGTTGATCGCTGGCGTGATGGCGATTCTGACCGGTTTTATTGCAGCGTTACGATGGACGGTTCACCAATTCGTCCTCGAAATTGGCAGTCAACTATTTCAACGGATGGATCGCATTGAAGCCGAAATCGGCGTGTTGACCGAACGTCAGTCAGACATATATGCGACCATAATCACCGAAAGGGGTTCGCATGGCTCAAAGAAAGACAAAGGCACAAAAGCTCGCAAGCCTGCGCGCAAAAGAACGAGCCGCTAAGCGAACCAAACCAATCACCGCCCTCGATCTTTGGGCGATCAAAATCCACGAAGCCACCGAGTCGATGAGACGCGCTGGCTGGGAGGATGCGTTGATTACTTCCTACGTTCTGGAGCAATCATTACCTGATTGGGTAATCGCCGCTCCCGAGCGTCCGATCGAGGACGATGACGACGAGGAAGAAGAAGATTATTAGGCGAACCGTTGTTATTAGCGATTTGCAAGTTCCTTATCATGACTCAAAAGCCGTTAGAAACGTCGCAGCTTTTATCAAGCGATGGAAACCCGACCGAGTCGCAACGGTTGGGGATGAAGTCGACCTTCCTCAGCTCAGTCGTTGGGAGCGAGGTCTTGCCGGTGAGTTCGCTGGCACACTCGATCGGGATCGACGAATCACTCAGGAAGTTTTATACGACCTCCGCGTTACGGATATGGTCAGAAGCAATCACACCGACCGGCTCTATAACTCCATCAAGACCAGGCTTCCGGCTTTGGCAGCCTTGCCCGAATTGCAGTTCGAGAATTGGCTAGGGTTGCCCGAGCTAGGCATCAAGTTCTGGCGTGACCCTATGCCAATCGCTAAGGGTTGGATCGTGCTCCATGGGGATGAAGGTCAGGTATCCCAGAAAGGTGGTCAAACAGCCTTAGGATTGGCTTTGAGGCATGGAAAATCGGTGGTCTGCGGTCATACCCATAGGGCAGGACTTTCGGGGCTCACAATGGCTTCTGGAGGCGTTTTAGGGGGTATTCTCTGGGGGCTTGAAGTCGGAAATCTAATGAACTTCAAGGACGCCAAGTATCTCAAGGGTGGAGCCGGCAATTGGCAGCAAGGTTTTGGGCTCATTTACGAATCCAGGGGCAAGGTCACGCCGGTGTTCGTGCCGATCGAGAAGGACGGCTCATTTATGGTCGAGGGCAAGGTTTATGGTTGATTGGATCGTGCCGATCACCCGAACCATCGACGACCATATTGACGACTTCGATGCGGCAACCGATTTCGTTATGAAATCGTTATCAACACACCCACGCCACCCACGCGCTTAGGGCTTAGCCTTCTCCTGCCGGACAAACCACCGGCAGAATCGGGAAATCATGACGGCTATGTCTTTTGATCCAATAGCCATTTATTACATCATCGCACTTATCAGCATTCCCGTCTTGGGCGTGCTATATACCGCACTCACAGAAAACTTCTATTGGAAAGGATTTAGGGATGGAAAGCGACTCGCCGAAAACAATCGCAGCGCAGGAAATACTCAAAGAAGCTAATGCAATCCGAGCTGATCGAGGGTCGATTTACGGTCACCCTTACATCAACCATCTTCGTATCTCGAAGCTTTGGTCGGCTTATTTGGATTTCCCGATTACGGCTGACCAGGTCGCGGTATGTATGGCATTACTCAAAGTCTCTCGACTTGCTGAAACGCCAGGTCATCGAGGACGTGACGGATATGTGGATGGTGTCGCCTATCTCGCACTTGCTGCCGAACTATCAACTACCGACCCAACTGAGTTCGATGCCTATTAGAGCAAACCACGACACGAAGATTTGGTGCGACATTTGCAAAATACGCTATGGGAAGGTCGGTGCGGAGTGGCACACTCGTGCCATGACGCCAGCTCGCTGGATCGTCATCAGCGAGACAAAGGAGAGACGTGGACGGACGAAGGCTTATTGCCAGCCCTGCGCAAACGATTGCCAGGTTGACGGTCAAGGCAAGGTCTGGACGTTTCGTGAGCAATTGGACTATGCGTTAGGAAAGGAATCAATCAATGGGGTGGAATCTGAATGACTACGAACCGGTTGAGAATCGGCTTCGAGCATGGTGGGAGGGTCATCCGCTTGGACGGATTGAAACTAATCTCATATCAAGCGACGGAGGTCGCTTTATCGTGGAAGCAACGCTTTATCGAGATGATCAGGACGACCGTCCCTATGCCACAGGCTTGGCGGAGGAAACTATTACTGATCGAGGCGTCAATTCTACTTCTGCGCTGGAAAATGCTGAAACGTCAGCTATCGGTCGAGCTCTCGCAAATGCTGGATATGCTGCGCGAGGAAAACGACCCTCGCGTGAAGAAATGGAGAAGGTGGTTCGCGGAGACTCACCGTTAGTCGAAAGACCATTCAAAGGTAAAGTCGAAGAAGAAAAGCCGGTGGCAAACGAACCGCAGACCGTCGTGTGGGATGACGTTGAGACAAAGGCGTTTGAAGATACCGGCACATTCATCGCCGATCTCCAGGCGCAACTAGGCGCATCGATTGAAGGCTTCAAATGCGCTCATGGCGACATGCTACGCAAGGAAGGAACGTCAAAGGCTGGTAAGCCTTACTGCGGATACGTCTGCGGATCTCCACGCAAAGCCGAACAATGCGAACCCAAGTGGGCGAAGATGGTAGGCGGCAAATGGGTGTTCGAGGGTCGAGCTGCCGATGCCTGAGTTCTGGGATGAACAAATGGTCGGGCTTGCATCGACGAGACTCAATCAAAAGCCGGTTGGCTGCGAATGGTGCAGGGTTGAGATTCCGACGTTCAACGCGGTCAAGGTTATGTGTTCAGAAGAAGATCCTTCGGATTACTTTTGGGCATGTGGCACGTGTTGGGAAGAAAAGCGGTTTGGATGACTCTGATTGGAATCAATAAACAAGATTACAAGCCAAAAAATGATTATTACACGCCTGAATGGATTTTTGAGCGATTAGGCGTGACTTTTGATTTAGACGTTGCTGCGCCTGCCGGGGGTGTGGCTTGGGTTCCGGCGCGACAATGGTATTCGCTAGAAGATGACGGTCTAATTCAAGACTGGAACGGTTTTGTTTGGATGAATCCGCCGTATTCGGCGTGCGTTCCCTGGGTTGGAAAATTTATGGAACATAGCAACGGAATTGCATTACTTCCGACAAGCAAGGCGGCGTGGTTCAAGCGTTTATTTGATCACCCAGGAGTTTGCGTTTTGCACCCATCCCAAAATGTTCGGTTTATTACGCCGGAAAACGAAATAAAAGGAATCTTCATGCCGACTTTATTATTCGCGATGGGTGAGATGGGGATCGAAGCGTTACATCGAAGCCAATTAGGGTTAGTCCGATGAGTAGGAGGCAACGTGGTCGAGAGTCTGAAAAGGTGGTGGCTGATTACCTCGTTAGGCAGGGTTTCTATACCGCTCACGTTACGTCTATGGCGGCTTCTGGCTCTGATGTCCTGGGGATTCCTAACCTGGATATTGAGGTCAAAGCTCGCGCCGGACTACCAATTAGCGAGACTATGGCTCAGCTCAAAAGAAGGCGACGCGAGACAGGGCTAGGCGTGGGCGTGCTTCGCATGAACGGGCAGGGTGAGAAGGCGATTGGCGATTGGGTCGCCATCCTGACGTTCGATGATTTTATTTACCTATTGAAAGCGGCAGGGTATGGAGCTCGATAAGCGAGTCCAGCGTTGCCTCATGTGTGGAAAATGGGTTTAAATGTGACGTATTGTTTAGCCGGTTGCTTTTGGCAATTTTCGCATTGGCTCATGCTGCCTTGTCCTTTGGATAGCAATCTTCACATAGTTCACGCATATAAACCCATTTTCCACACATGAGG